CAGCCACAATATCTTCAAGCAAAACTGAATGCTCGAAGTGTTTGTTGATTGTTAAAGTGACACTGCTATGCGTTGGAGCAACAAGAGTTACTTCCGAACCAGCAGATTTTGCACTCGCACTGCTTCTTGTGAATTTTGGAATTTGTATACTGTCTCCACGCTTTCCATTGTGGTCGAACCGTGTGACCAAATTAGCCATGACTATATTCTTTTTAAAGTCAGCAATTACTTCATCCGACCATAATAAGGGAATATAAGCATCAGCGGTTGTGGGTGTTGTGTTATTTGTTCCTAAAGCCATTTTCTTTCCTTCAATAAAAAATTAACGAACTCGTCCAGAGCGATATAATTCAGCTACGTTTAAACTTCTGTAGAGCTCTGGATTACTATTTTTCATGTTGATCAGTTCGAGTCGGGTATAAGTTTTCTTTCCACCTGTTGCGTTACCTGTTGGAACTTTTGCTTTGGATAGGCTTTCTTTATTTTGAATATCCCGTTCAGTTTTCGCCGCTACAGTTTTTTCAACTGACTGGCGTTCTTTGAACATTGTTAACAATTCATCAGCCGCTTCAAAGTCATAGTGAACGTGGGCTTGATTTAAAAGCTGAGATCTATATTTCGATTTCTGCACCCAATCATTGAAATTATTGTCATCAACAATTTTTTCGTAATCCGGGTGTTGTGCTTTTAGTTTAGCCACGCTCTCTAATCGTTCCATATTTTGCAACTTCGTTTCCATCTCCCTTATTTTAGGATTGGATTCGATTCGTTGCTGCACTCCCTTATCCGGGTCATCAAGAATATCAACTTTTTGCGATTCCTCTTGTTTCATCAGATATTGGTCAACAACAGGCTTGAGTTTTCTAAGCTCACCTAACTCGTACGATTGCCTAGTCATTGCTTGTTCCAGTTTCAAGTTTTTAGATTTTAACTCCTCCACTTGGCTTTCAACAGTCACTTCCTCGGTTGTTGCCTCGTTTTCCTGAACGTCATTATTCACAGGTTCGTTTGCTTCTTCATTTGCCATTTGCTCTTTACCTCATTTGGTTAGTTTTCAATAAAAAAAGCCGCATAAAGCGGCTTTTGTAAAAATTATTTCGTTTTTGTTTTAGGGTGCAAAATCTTCTGGCGTTTCTTGGGGTGACATTGAAATGCCTACCATAGCCCCTAAAACACTATAAAATTTTTCAGTTTTTGGCGATAATTTTTTCAACTCATCGAGTCGATCCAAAGCTGCTGGATCAGTTAAAATTTCCGCTAAATTTCTGTTATAGCCGTCCATCGCTAAGTTCTCGAAAAATTGTGGAACGAAAGCCAACGGACGAGCTAAATCAATTTTTAATAATTGCATCATTTTCAACATAGGCCCACTTTTGGCCCTTTGCTCTAAATCTTTCCTTGTCGCTTGTAATGGCTGAGTAATTGAACCGCCTTGAACATTCACTCGACCTATACGATCAAAAACTTTTAACAGATTTGTAAATTGTTCTAATTGATCTTTAGGTAATGCCGCTTTTATTCTGGCAGCCATATCACTATCACCTAACATTTTACGAGCGTATTTAGGAGCTTCTCTCGTTAGTCGATCTTCACTTACAACCTCTTTATTTACTTTTCTAAACTGGTTTTGTAAAAACTCCGAAGATATAGAAGACCACTCATCCTGTAATCCAGCTTTTCTAAATAACAATCGAGCCCTTCTTATATCAGCCGGAGAATAAGCCGACCCTAGACTGCGAATTACTAATTTATAGGGATCATCAACATCCCTAAATTCACCCAACAATGAATCTTCAGCAACACGCATACGATCACTACTTTTTCGGTACAAAGCTGTAGCTGTTACATATTCTGGAGATGCTTTAGCTAAAACCTCATCAATAAATTTAAGTTGCTGAGTTACTTGTCCTCGCTGTATGCCGCCAATGCCTTCTGTGGCCTTTGACATCGCTTCACGCATTCCCATTTTCAAGTAATGCAATCCTTCAACAGTGTTGAGCATAGCAAAATCAGACATAACAATGCCGTCATTTTTTAATATAGTTTGTGCATTTTTTAAACCAACAACATAAATCGGACGATCTTTCATTGATCTTAAAACACTTAAATCGTCTTTATCCGTAATTGCCTTGTCAAAAGCCTTTCTATATTCTTGATTCGATAATTGTTGCCTTCTGTCTTTCAATTCACCAAAAAATTCCTTACTTTTCCTTGCAACTGTTCGACCAACAGATTGTGGCCCCCTTCGTTTAATTTTTGATAAATCAGTAAAAAACTTGTTTGCCGCTTCTCTGGCTTGACCTTCTTGCTTTAACAACGAATCGACCATTACATCTTTTGTTTCTGGTTGTCTTGCTAATGTTTCAAAATCACCTTTTACGGAGGGAACATCGCTCGATTGTGCGAGATTCAAATCAATTCCAAACTCTTTGGCTTTTCTAATATTTTCTTTGGCTCGATCCCGATCTAGTTTTTCAATATCTTTTCGTTTTTTACGGTTTAAATAAGATAATACGCTGCCCCCTAAAATAGCGTCACCAGCTACCGAAAATATACCTTCTGAAACCATATCTGTTAAAATTTCACCACTTAAAGGTTCGCCATAAGCTAACCCGGCTATTTTTCTCCCACCTTCTGCTAACATTCCACCAGCCCCAGATATTCCCAAAGCTGCTAACCGCCCTTGAGGTGGGTTAATTGGGAATCTTGAAGCCAGCATCCCGGCACCATATGTAGCTGCACCCAATCCAATTGTACCTCGAATTAAATCAGCACTTAGATCAGCCCCAAATTCTCTTAAATTTAAACCTTTTGGCGTTTCATAGTAAGCCTCGCCATCATCATCAACATAAATAACTTCACCATCTTTAATTGCGTATCGATTAATAGCTGAGTTATCATCAGGAAATCTTCTAGCAGCAAATAACGCCATTTTTGTCCTTGGATCGTCAATATTTGACGCTTCCATTAGTGTGCGAAAACTAGCAAATTTTTCTTTTTTCTCTTTTGCCGATAAAAATAAATCATCAGCATTTAATTTATCATCATTGCCATTGAGAATGTTTTGATCAGGAAATTGCTTTTTGAGCTCCTCGGTATATATGTATTCGCTCATTCTATTGCCTCCAATCTAACGGATACCCCAAGAATAGATGAAGTGTATTGAGTTGCTAAAGCCCTTTGTCGTTCTGTACTTATTTCTGGATAAAACTCCTTAATTTTGTCAAAAACTTGCTTTCCTAATTTATTTGCTTGCTCTTTATTAGATAACTTATCTTGCTGACTTTTCCACGAACCCAAAGACATCGATCCAACAATACCTCGTGCTATTTTTTTAGCTTGAGCTTGTTTGATAGTTAACCTGCCTGTGAATATAAAATATTGATACCTTGCTTGGGCTAATTTTAAATCTTCCAAGATAGACTTAACTTTTGATGTAAACTGTGTTGGTGAATCTTTTAATGTTGGTTGTGCTTCTGAAAGCCTTGCCGCTTCTTGCTCTGAAACAGCCGCCCCTGACATTTCATTTATGTAATCAGCTAATGACCCCATGACTGTTCGTTTAAAGTCTGTATAACTTGCCAAATACCTACGTTGCTCATCGGTTAAGAAATTTGGATTAGCTTTTTCCAACACAGCAAAATATTGTCCAGCCAGTTTGCCTCCAAAAGTTAGAAAATCGGTATCGAAACGCCTGACCATATTCACCATTTTGGCATCTTGCTCTCCAAGATTTATGATTTTATCTTCTAATGCTTTCCATGTTGATTTAGCCGCAATAGGTGCATCCTTTTCAATTTTCCCTTCGGTATTGACAAATAAACGTGGAGCCCCGGCTTCTGCTGCTTGCATACTAATTTCTTGAACCTTTTCTGGTGATATAAATTCAAAATTACCATCTTTTGTTGGGTAATAGGCTCGTCCGTCTTCATCAAATGCAATGCCAGTCTTTTTATCGACAGAATATTTTTTAGGTAGGATGTTGACCATCTGTTCATAAGTGACATCTTGTAAATTTTCATCAACATAACCAACAAAACTTCCATTAACTTTTTTAATACGAAACGCAGTAGGCTTATTATTTACCATCAGTACGTCAAGTGTTGTTTTGTCTTCTACCGGGAAACTCATCGTTCGCCCATTAGGATCATTCGTATCAACAAAAAGACCTTCTCTAACTTTTTGCCAATTTGGTTTGTATTCTAAATCTTTTTGAGATTTTAATGCTGCCTCCAAATTTTTTGCTGTTACAAAGTCATTATTTGCATAAGCATTTCTTATACCTATTTCTAATCGCTCTTGTGTTGTAAGTGGCCTAGATATTGTTTCACCGGGTGTCACTTCAACATCAGGAAACCTGTCTTCTAATCCCATTGGTGCTGGCTCTGTTTTAAGACTGCGCGAGCGTTCAGCTTTGTCTGAAAAATCTTGCATCATTTGTAATTTGTCTTCATTGCTAATTTCGCTATTAAATATATTACGATCTTGCTCTGGCAAATCTCTCAATTCAGATAGCGTTAATAGCTTCCCATATTTTTGATCGATTGAAGTTGGATTCCGACTTAAAACATCTAAGTCAGCTACATTTTGTGGAAGCTGTAATCCAACTTTTTTTGCTTCTGCCTCAACTGCTGCATCAACGCCAGCACTTTCAACACTCGGAATAGTAAGTCCAACTCCATCCGTACGACCAGACTGATCAGGCTTAGAGACAAAATCATATTCTGATGGTAAATCCATTGATAATTGGGCATCTGATGGCGGCAAGGCTTTTCTGAGGTTTTCAGCTTCTTCCTCTCTTTGTTTTATTTCAGCTCGAGCTTGCTCTAAATTTAATTGCTTCAAACGATAATTCGGATTCATTATTATTTGACGAAACCGATCTCGCATTTGCGGAAAATTTTGCAACGCCCCTAACAGAGCTTGGTCATAACTTGCGGTGCCGGGCATTAAATTCTGTTCTTTAGCAAACGCATCAAAATCAACCATTGTTTTGCTAAACGCCTGTTCTTGATCTCGTTGTTTTTTTGCAGCCGTAATAATTGGATCCTCATAACCACTTAACTGCCGAATCACGTTGCCAAGCTGTTGTCCGGCTTGCCCGTACAACATCCCGATCTGTTGCTGCGGCGTGAGGGTCGCTCGTTGCAACAATCTTTGCTGATCTCGTTGACGCATGAGCTCTTGAGCTTCCGCCATGTAATCTCTTGTAGCAAACATTCCGCCAGATTGATTGCCGTTAGCCATTATTCACCCCTTCGAGTAACATAAAGTTCGTCAGCAAACCTATCGAAAGGACTGTATGTGCCGCCATATTTATTTCCCGAAACTGGAGTATTTGTCTGATTGCGTTTGAACATTCCACCAATCGCATCACCCAAACCTCGGCCAACTTCGCCGTAAAAATTACCCATCGCCAAATCCCGACCACCGATTGCATTGGCAAGATAACTCCCGGCATTGGCTCCAGCCGATGCAGATCGACCTCCCAACACACCGCCTCGATCAATTAACCCCTGTGGCAGTTGATCTAAACCAATTGCCGCTTGCAGGTAACTCAGTGGAATGTTGTCAAAACTCATTCCAGTTTGCAAAAATCTCATCGGATCAGCTTCGAGCTCTCTTGCAGTTGCTAAACCGCTCGCTGCCAATCGTTGCAGTTCGGCTTGTTCACGTTGAGCCATTTCTCTCGCAGCAATTTGACTTCTCAAATCTTGCTCACCAAAAGCTGCTTGCTGTGCTTGAAACCGTGAAGCACCGCCTGTTGATCCAAGCATACCTTGAGCAAGCAAACGATTTTCTAAATCCAATTGTTGCTGCTGTCGGTACGGTTGATTGAGTTCAGCAATTTTAGAATAAATATTTCCAGCAGCCGCTTCGGGATCATAATTTGTCAGAGCATTTGAAAATCCTTCGGCTTGCGTTCGCATTTGATCGGCTAATGCTTGATCCCGATCACTCAGCATCGACCGATCCAAATAATAATCCTGCAATTGCTGATAACGTGGACTCAATCCTTGGGCTTGCGTCATAAATTGATCTCTTAAAGCCTGATATTGAGGAGACAGCATTCCAACTGCCCTCCGATTTCCCGGATCATCGTAAAAAGTTGCGCTACCAAACCCACTTTGCATATTGTAAGGGCGAAACTTAGCTGCATCAGCGGCAGTTCGAGCCGCTGCTTCTTGACCCTTGGCAGCTCGGCGAGCTCCAAGAAAACTTCCAGCAGCCCCAATAATATTTCCAATGATCGAAGGATTTAAAAAAGCACTTCGACCTAATAACAAATCAATAAATATTTTCACTTCATTCGCCCTCTTTTTGCAAAGATATCAAATTTTTGAATCGCTAATTCAGCACCATTGACTGTGCTAAACAATCCCACCTGAACCATTTTCCCGGCACTCTTACCAATGCTGCTCACTTCATCAATGATGTTGCCAGAACTAAATTCGGCAATGTTATATTCACCAACATTATATTCAGAAGTTGTTCCTCCAGAAATGCTTTGTTGTTGCGTAAAATAACTCCCAGAATAATCATAACCGTGTCTTACTGTGAAAACGCTACTGCTCGATCCTTGAATCGTGAAGCTAATCTTTTTCAGAATCTTCTGAATAAACGGTTCATTGAAACTGATCCAAGCAGTCAAATAACTCATATCAAAGCTGCTCGTATTATCAAGATAACCCGTGTATCGACCAATGATTCCCGTTTGACCAAACAATAGATCACCGTTTATTCTTGTAATCATTGATTTTGGATTTATTGAATCCCACGTTGTCACCGGGCAAGCTCCGTTTTCCAAAACAGTGCTTACGTCAAAACAAAAAGTGACACCATCTTGCGGAAAATTTAAAAGATAGAATCGTTCTTTTTCATTGTAGGTTGAGACAACATCATTCAAATCGGTTTGTGCAGAAATATAATACGCAATCTCATTTCGGACATTGCTCGATATATCTCGCATCGGCATTGATTTTTCTTGGATCGTGCGTTGCAAACTCCTGACTCCTGTGTCTGACAGAAACAATAAATCTGTTCCTATGTCTTGAACACTGTCTCGACTCACACACCCAATTCCCTTGACGTGTTCCACTAATGTCATTGATGAAGGATTCGTTGCACCACTGTAAATCAGAATACTTTTACGACCAAATATGACAAGAAAGCCATTAAAGGCTGCTAAAGCTGATATAGAATCCATGCCCTGCGTCCAAACTGACTTCAAATCGACAGAGCCACTGGCTCCCCCCGTCCATATTTGCCCCGCTAGGGTATCAGAATAGAACAATACTGTTTTATCGGTCGCTACATCACCAACCCATAATCGACCGTATGCACCAAGAACAGCGTTTGCTTGAGGCGGCGTTCCAGCAGCACTAGTCATAGCCGTCACAAGTTTCATTGTTGTTCCATCCCAACTAAGGGGAGCATGACCGCTTTGGAATAACCAAAGAAAATTGTTGAAGTTAACCATCTGCCAACGATTCGCACTAACACTTGTCGAATATTTGCTGGTGAGTGTTGTCGTACCTTCGTACAAATTGTTGTTAGCCGCACTTATTATTTGAGTGCTTCCATCAATCTTTAAATATTCACCGATGGCTTCAATATCGTGGCTTCCCAAAGAGCTACTCGTAACAGCAGAAAAACCTTTTCGTGATGCTATCCGACCAAAAGAATCAATCACGCAATTGGTTGCCTCTAGTGCATAACCGGGCTCAAGATCAACGCTTGAAGATTGTTTATTAAGACCCTTAAATCCCGGTGCCGAAACCGAAACGGGTGCAAGTGGTTCCACAGCTAAACCGCCTGATAAACAAGTTCATCTTGAGCAAGTGCGGCATCTTGCGATATAGCATCGTTCAAAGCAACATTGTAAATTTGATAGGCCTCATTGGTACTAACACCCCCATCTTCACCACGTTCAAAAATTGCTTTTGCGTAAGCTCCTAGAATTATAGGAAACTCGTTCATAATAATTTCATCGGTATCGGCACTGAGATCTGCTTGAGGAATAATAAGATTAAATCTCAGCGAATACACTTGATCAGGCACAGGATAAACATCAACTTTTGCATCACCTGCTGAGTCATGACCGTTAAATCCAAATTCTTGCGGAGCTCCTGTTTGAGTTGTTCCTAAGTAAAACCTTTGATTTAAAGTGTTCATACCTGTCAAACGCATTTCAATATCTTGAGTGTCGTTAAAAGCATCGATAAATCGAAATCGCTTTTGTGAGCTTGTTAAGGTGTAGTTGAAACTATCGGCAACCGTATCTACGGTAATTGTGTTCCTCAGTCGGTTCCAATTCCAAGCATCCTCTACCTCTCTTTTAGCCTCGTTCACAAATCTACCAATCAAACTCGAATAGGTATTATCTGATACACTTGTTACTTCACTCTCTCTCAAACGAGAAAGCACATCATTAACTAGAGTAAGGTAGGTTTTGCCGACTGCCATTGACTAATCCTCTCAAAATATTTTCGTTATTTTTAACCATCTCGTTTCTAAAACTTTCCACCGCACTCCCAGTCTGCCGTTGTTGTTGGCTATTTTCAACAAGCAACATTGGCATCCATGTCATCGAACATCCCCACTGGTCAATCTCTTGACCTGTGTTGGGGTTGGTTCCTCGCAAATGAATGTACCAAGCACAGTCATGTTCCATGCACTTCTTTTTGATGAGTGGACATTTCATCAGGATTTGGTGCAAATGATGACATCAACGTAACTTACATCTAAGTTGATGGCACTTCCTGAGAAACTCAATCCTGTTGCACCATGCGAGTGGCCTCCACCACCGCCCGTACTGCCTGTTGTAGCACCTTGATCTGCCTCAGTTACTCTAGCTCCCCCACCACCAGCATTACCAACTCCTGGTTGGTTATAAACTTTTTGGTTATAACTATGAGTATGTTCAGGTATCTGGCTAATAGTTAGAGTGTGGCTTGCTGTATTTCCACTAACGCTACCTGCTGGAGTGTGTGAAGCAAATGCCGTTTCAAAAGCCACACTACCGCCAGAGCCACCTCCTGAACCACTTACAACCCTCAAGGCTTTGTCGTTGTGTGCTGTGCTTTTTGTCCAACCTGTTGGGGCAGAGGCTTGATAAAACAACATAACCGACCCTGTAGGAATTAAAGGGCTTGAAGCAAAAGCCGAACCATCGCTCATCAACACATTGCCTGATGTCCCAGCCGACGTAATGCCAGTACCCCCTTGAGCTACACCAACGGTTGATGTCGCATCTCTTTTTGTCGCAACAGCAGTAGCGATGTTGTTAAATTCGGTATCAATTTCTGTCCCTTTAACAACTTTGTTTGCATCGCCTGTGCTCAAAGAATCTTTAGACGCAAAGTTTACCGATTTTGTATAATCACTCATTTAGCTGCCCTTTCGTGCATTCTAGCCCACTTATCTCCAGAAGTTGGAGCTCCGTGGGGATCAATTCCTGTGTGCAGATAATCAATATAGGGAGCCGAAATTCGGTATTCAGCAAGCTTTCCGCATTCGCATTTAATAAAATTTTTCTTTTTTTGCAAAAATTTCTCCGTTTTTTTTCCGCACTCGCATGAATACTCAAACATCGGCATCTTGAAGTTCCTCGTAAGATTTTTTAGTCGTATTTTCTAAATTCAGCAACCAGCGAATTATGCTCAATTCGCCTTTTTTAAAATCAACATTGTCGGGCGTGACATTATCGAGTGTATCCGTTGTCTGCTCCATCTTTTGCACATCAACGATTAAGTCTTTCCAAGCATCCGTTAAAAACATATCGAGCCGAAGCTCGTAATATTTTTCAAGTTCGGGAGTCAATCGAATAAACCTTTTTTTGCTTCTAGTTTTTTGATTTGGTTTTGAATCATCGATTCAGTTATTGGTATTTGCTTTTTAATTGGTACATCATAATCTTGAAAAAAAGGTTTTTCTGCTCTTTGCTCTGGAGTTAAATTTCTTCTTTTTTGCACTAATCTTGCTTCGGTTTCTCCAGCCAACGCTTGATACCGTTTAAAATCCCCCATATCGTCAAAAACACCTTCTTTTCCGGGTCTGTAATTCTCAACAATATCTTCCATCGCTCTTATGGTTTGTATTTTTTTGGGTATATCAGATTTCATGTAATTATCATAAGATCGTTTATAAGCTGCTGCGGCGTTGCGATACTGCCGTCTTACGTCATCTCTATTGTTTAAAGCTATTCTGTAAAGTTCTTGGGTTGTATTAATGGATTCATCGTTATAAATAATAGGCAAATCGCCCTTTTTCATTAATTCTTCCATTTCTATTTCTGCAATAATTCTGCCAGCTTTTTGAGCGTAAGTTGTTCTCTCTCCATACTTGGGTGGCATACCCAGTATGTCTATAACCTTTTTACTATTTTGCATCCACCAAGAGGTATTAAAAATTTGCCTTGGTGCTGACACATGAAACAAATTGACTAAATCATTTAATTTTGAGGCTTGGCGATATCGGTAGGCATCATTACTTTTTTTAGTTTGTATCTTTGACTCTTTTGGTGTTAATCTCGTTCGATCTCTTGTCTCTCTTTGAAATGTTTTGAGCAAAGCGGCTGATCTTTGTGGTAAACCGCCTACTCCAAAATCTTCTAGCATTTGTATTTTATGCTGTAATTCATGCAACAAAATAGAACGTGCCTCGTCATAATCTTTGAAAGCGTCTGATCTTATTCCTATCAGATTTTCTTGTGGGTTAAAATATCCCCTAATACTATTATATGGATTAACAGGCAATCTTTTTATTGATACATCATCTTTAACTAAATCGGGATATTGCTCATACAAGGCTTCCATATCGAAAACTTCTCTTGCTGGTCTTGAACTAACAATTTCTTCTTTTTTAATTCCACCTTTATTTTTAATTTCCCTCAATAGCTTTAAATCTTCATCAGCACCTGATAAATCTAATTCTCCCCTTTTTCTCCGACTATTTAGTATTTCTTCAGCCTTTGCTATACCTTGATCTAAATCACTTGTTTTGTTTAATGTTACTCTTACATTAAGATTTTTTATCACCTTCCCAGTTCCATCTGACGCTTTAGCATACGGATCAAAAATATTACCATCAGGCAATATCATTAAAGATTTGATCCCTTTGGTTGTCAATTCGTCTTTTGAAACTCCACCAACTTTTGGACTCAATAATTTTTGCCCTGTTGCAGTAAGTTGAAATTGATCGTCTGGTATTTCAAATTTCCACTTGTCATCTGGACCTTTAAACCAACCAGTTTGTTGATATATTGTTTCTGGTCGCATATATGTTTGTTTATCTAATTGTTTCGCTTTTTCTAATTTTTCTAAATCAGCACCTTTAGCTTTTGGGCCAGCGATGATTTGCCTCGCACCTTTGATTGTCTTTCCCAACATACTGAAAGGGTCGCTCGCCAGAAAATCAACAGCCATATACTCCGGACCTTGTGGAGCTCCAAACCTTTTTTGCAAAGTTTCCGAAGTTGGAAGAGAGCGAAATCCCGGTAAATCACTTTCAGCACCGATTAAATCTTTCCAAATAAGCGAATAAATATCCCCCGGCCCTCCCAAGGTCGCAGCACCGTAACGCTTGAACGCATCGCCAACCGGAGCATCGGGCTCGATTTGTTCAACACTCATCGCTCTGATCACATCAGGATCATTAAAAAACATCCCGGCACGATCAACACCTCGGTCAATGTGACCTTTGATCTTATCAAAAATACTAGCCACTACTGCACTCGGTCAATAATCTTTTCAGCCATGCGGCTCTCTAGCTTGCCTGACTCCACTTGGCTTTTGAGGTACATATCCAATTCTTTTAGATCATTCTTTTCTTGAGAATCATCCCTGCGATCCCGGTTCTCGGCTTTTTTAATTTCTAGCGTTTCTTGTTTCAATGCAAGATCCGCTTGTTTGAGAGCTAGGTCGGCTTGAGCTTTTTGTGCTTGCAAATCTATTTGTTTGTTTTGAACTTGGACTTGAGCCATTCCCACAGGATTTGGAGGCGGTTGTTGAGGCTCTTGAGACTGTTGCAACATTTGTCGCAAAGCCGCCACCATAACTTCTCTATTTTGCAAACTAGAATTTTCATAAATACTTTCCAATAT